AGGACAAGAAAGATGATACCAATGTGGTTCGTCTTTCCGTTCAGGACCATGTGACCAACAAGGTCTCTGAGTTCATTGGTGAGATCGAGTCCATTATTGATGGTGGTGCGGTCGATTTCTCCATGTACGCTTCCCTCCAGAGCAACAGCTTCCCTGCTGCGCTCTCTACGAGGGTAGCTGACTACTATCGTCCTATCCAGCAAGAGATTGCTGATGCGATAGCCAAGAAAGACCCCCAGCTGGTGGAGGCGTATTCCTCCTACACCAAGCCTCAGATGAAGGCAAAGCTTGTCCTCTACACGGGCATCGTGGATGATTGCGATAAGCACAGCGGAAACCTCCGCAAGGCTCGTAAGCCTCGCAAGAAGAAGGCTGTGAGCCCTGCCAAGAAGCTTAAGGTCTTCCAGTACCAGAAGGAGGATGCTGCGCTCAAAATCTCGTCTGTCAACCCTGAGAGCGTTCTGGGCGCTCAAGAGCTTTGGACATTCAATACCAAGAGCAAAGTGCTTTCTGTATTCCGTGCAAGGGGTCCAGCGGGGCTTGAAGTCAATCGCACAGCAATTGCTGGGTATGACGTTGACACCTCCATGTCCAAGAAGATTGGACGCAAGACGGATGAAATTCTGAAGTCAGTCACCACCTCTGGTAAGGTAGCACTCAGGAAACTGTTTGATACCATCAACACAGATCAACTCAAGTTTGTTGACCGCCTAAATAATAGTACAATCCTATTGAAAGTGGTGAGGTGAGTAATGACAAGCAAGATTATACAGTTCCCAGACAAGAAGAAGGGTGAGGCTGGTAATCCAGCTTCACTTGAAGAAACAATCTCTCAAATTGAAGAAGTTAGAAAGCTTTTTTGTGATGAGATTGCAGATGATGTTTTTCAAGCAGTGTTTGCTATCATAAGCAACTATGGTATTGTTCCAAGATCATCACCAGAATTTATTCGTGATGCATATTTCTTTGAAGAAGCCCTTCAAGCAATGCTATATAGGATGAAGAAGATAGATCATCCAATGCATGTCTTAATTGATAAGACGGTAACGATATCTGAGGATATTGAAAAAGAACTTGAAGAAAAACTTGAAGAGTCCTTGAACCAGCACTGAGAGTGCTTATATATAATGTATGGACAACAGTAAATGATTATTATCGACTTCAACCAAGTCATGATTTCCAATTTGATGGTTGCAATTGGAAATCACACCAACATCCCCGTAGATGAGGGATTGTTCAGGCACATGGTTCTCAATTCACTTCGCTCTTACAAGCAGCAATTTGGTAATACATTTGGTGAGATAGTAATCGCATGTGATGACAGGAACTACTGGCGCAAACAACACTTCCCCTATTACAAGGCTAATCGCAAAAAGACTCGTGATGCTTCTGAGATTAATTGGACTCAGGTGTTTGAAGTCTTTAACAAAATTAAGTCAGAATTGCGGGAGTTCTTTCCCTACCGTGTCATTCAGATTGAAACTGCAGAAGCAGATGATATCATCGCTACTTTGACAGTTCATTTTGGTTATGAAGAAAAGAGTATGCACGGCGATCTTCTGATCTTGTCTGGTGATAAAGACTACATTCAACTTCACAAATATGAGTATGTGAATCAGTATGATCCTACACGTAAGAAGTGGATCAAACATGATGATCCACAAAAATATTTGTTTGAACATATTTGCAAAGGCGATTCCAGTGATGGTATACCTAACATACTTTCTGATGGTGATACTTTTGTTAGTGGCAAGCGTCAGAAACCGTTGACTCAAAAAAAGATTGATGAGTTGTACAATAACTTTGATGAGAAGTATAAGTATGATCTTCCTTATGAAAGGAACAAACAACTTATTGACTTGTCAATGATACCAGAGAATATTAAAGAACAAGTAATAGCTAAATACGAGGAAGAAGCAGGAAAAGATCGTTCAAAAATCTTCAACTACTTCATTAAATACAAACTGAAAAATCTAATGGAAAACGTAGGCGAGTTTTAACATGTCAAATTTATCAATATACAATACACTACAGAAGTGCTGCGAGTTTGAAAAGAGAGAACAAAGAATTGAAGCACTTCGCCATAACGGGAACCCAGCAATGTGGGCTGTTCTAAAGCACATGTTTGATCCCAACATCAAGTTTCTTTTACCAAAGGGCAATCCTCCATTTGAACCTTTGGAATTTGACGAGCCGGGAAGACTTTACACAGAGGCTCGTAAGTTGTATCTCTTCGTAGAGGGTGGCAACACAGCAATCACGCAACCAAAGCGTGAAGCCCTCTTCATCAGTCTTCTTGAAAACATAAACAAGGAAGAAGCGTTGCTAATCCTTGCTATGAAAGAAAAGAAGAGTCCCATCAAGGGGCTTACCAAAAACCTAGTCGCAACTGCTTTCCCAGGGTTACTTCCAGATGAGCAAACAACTTAAAAAATCGGATATGAAGAAGAAGAATCATGGTAGCTATGGTTACATGATGGAAGAAGAAGAAATTTCTCTTAAGGAGATTAAGAGAAACAAGGAACACAAGCAATATCGTAATTATGAAAATGCTCTGCGTTCCAAGAATGTAGATCGTCTCATGTCATATGAGGAAGATTAATGTTTGAAACACTTGCAGCTGCAACAGGATTAACTTTTATCATGATGTTAGTTTCTATCATCTATTATCTTAGAGGAAAAAAACAAGGCATGGAATTTGTAATGCAGCTATTACTTGAAAATGATAAGAAAGCATTTACCAAATTACACAACAAATTAAAGAAAGAATTATCAAATGTCTGACACCGTATTCCTAGTCGATGGATTGAGTAAATATGATCCAAAGAATAATAATAACACAACAATTTTAAATGAAAGGGGACCATTGTTAACTGATCAAGTAAAGCTTGACATGCTTGCTCAAGGTTTGAATCCCCTAAATAAAGAAGACGTTCTAAGATTTTGGGCGTCAAAAGGTGTGGGTATCAATGGCTAATTATACGTTCTTAAACAAGACGACAAATGAACAGTTTGACATTTCAATGGCAATCAGTGAGCTTGATACTTATAAAGAAAATAATCCACAATTTGAACAATTAATCGTATGTGTTCCTCACATTGGCGATCCAACTAGATTAGGTCTCAGGAAACCTGATTCTGGATTTCGTGATGTTTTGAAAAGAGTGAAGAGAGCGAGTGGGAAACAGTGTACTATCAACACTTGGTAAGAGGTACAAATGGATAACAGAATTTCTCGTGCAGAAAAAAGAATGTCAAGAAAACAAAAGAGAAGTGAAGAAAAAATAACAATATCCAATGGACTAAAAATAAAAAGTATAAAACCTAAAACAGATAACCAAGAACTAGTTTTTAAGGACTTTACCAACGGAAAAAACTTACTAATACACGGACTACCAGGCACGGGGAAATCATTTATATCATTGTATCTCGCACTAGCAGAGATAGAAAACTTTCGAAACTATCACAAAGTTACCATCATCAGATCGGTAGTTCCATCAAGAGACATGGGATTTTTACCGGGAAGTATCAAAGAAAAAGCAAAAGTATACGAACAACCTTATCAAGATATCTGCAAAGAGCTTTATGGTAGGGGCGATGCTTATGATATTCTAAAGAATAAAGGAATGATTGAATTTCAAACATCTTCTTTCTTAAGGGGCTTGACATTAGATCATTCTATCATTATAGTAGATGAATGCCAAAATATGACATTCTCAGAACTATCTACAATCATTACACGTACAGGTCAAAATTCAAAGATCATATTCTGTGGTGATTACAGACAGACTGATTTGAAGTATGATGATGAAAAGCAAGGTGTGTTTTACTTCATGAAGATTTTGAAGAAGATGCATAAGTATTTCAGTTGCATTGAGTTTGTGGAAGAAGATATTGTGCGTTCTGGTTTGGTGAAAGAATTTATCATAACCAAGAACAAGTTTGATAATAACCTTTATAGTATGGTGCAAATGCATGTGGAAACCCAATTCAAAAAAGAACAAAATCTTTCAACACACTGATAATATTATCATTGAAAAAGTTGAACAAATAAACACGGACTCCGGTAGGTTTTATCAAACTCCTACTGGAGCCCGTTATCCATCAGTTACAACTGTTGTTGGGTTGATGAATAAAGATGCTATCATGGAGTGGCGTAGGCGTGTAGGTGCAGAGGAAGCAAACAAAATTTCTTCTAAGGCTGCGTCTCGTGGTACTCGTGTTCACAAAATCTGTGAAGACTACATCAATAACGAAGATGTATATAATATGAAGTATAGTGTGATTGATTTGGAAAGTTTTTCTAGGATCAAGAAGGTCATTGATGAAAAGATTGATAATGTTCGTCTTCAAGAAGTTAGGTTATATTCAGACTATCTTGAGATGGCTGGTACTGTTGACTGTGTTGCTGAGTATGATGGCAAACTTTCTATCATTGACTTTAAGACAGCAATGAAGCCAAAAGAAAAGAGCTATATCATCAATTACTTTTGTCAAGCATCTGCTTATGCAATCATGTATGAGGAGAGAACTGGTACTCCTATCAGTCAGACTGTAGTGATGATATCTGTTGATGATGAAGAGCCACAAATCTTTGTGGAAAAGAGAGATGATTATGTCGGTAAGTTGATGGAAGTTCGTCAGCAATACAGAAATAAGTATGGTGTTTGATTATGGATGAATATATTAAGGTATATGATAATGCTATCTCGAATGAGATGTGTGATAGGGCGCTTGATTTTTATAATTACAATCCCAATTTACATAGGCGTTTTGACAATGATAAAGTTCCAAATTTTACTCAGGTAAATTTTACTGCGAATAGAAATTTAGATTTTGAGCTTCATGAATATTTTGTTACTAAGGCACAAGAATATGTAGCTAGTTATCGTTCTATGTTATATGATACAACACAATTTTTCCCAGAGAAATATGGATTTGAAGAGTTTAGAATCAAGCATTATAAAAAAGACGGAATAGATCAGTTTGCTACTCATGTTGACTCTGCTACTATGCATAGTAGCAAAAGGTTCCTTGCATTCTTCTGGTATCTTAATGATGTGGAAATTGGTGGAGAAACATTCTTTATGCATACCAGTATTCAACCAAAGAAAGGTAGACTCGTTATCTTTCCTCCGTTCTGGATGTTTCCGCATATGGGTGCTGCACCAATTTCTGATGAGAAGTTTTTGATGAGTTCTTATCTCAATTATACTTCTTGACACTGACGATACCCTATGATATAAATATGATGCTAAGGTTGTTGATCCGTAAGGAATAGACAATTCGGACGGGAGGGCAGTACTCCCCGCCTCCACCATAAGCACTCTGAGCTGTGAGTTTTGATACTCAAGGAATGCAGACAGTAGAGATGAGCGATCTACCAGAGTGCTTTTGATGGGGGCGAAATAGGTTCGACGGGTTGTGATAAAGGTACGAGTAGACTAAAGCAAAACGTAAATGCAAACGATAATGCACCTCTAGTTATGGCACTTGCTGCCTAACATGCGTTCGGGGGGAACGTGGAAACAGAATCCCCCCACCTTTTTTTAAAGCAGGAATCATCATGAAAATTATTAATATCAAATCAGCATCAGATTTCGTTATAGAGATTGAGATGATTGTGAAAGATAAGAACTGTGAATATATTGACGCTATAATGATATATTGTGGGCGCAACAACATAGAGGTTGAAACAATTGCAGATTTAATCAAACATAATTCAGTTTTGAAAGCAAAGCTTCAAATTGAAGCAGAGAATATGAATATGATGAAGAAAACTAATAGGCTTCCAATCTAAAGGAGTATATTATGGGATACAGCACAAGAAGAACAGCATGTGTAGAAGTTGATGTTGATTTTGACCTTGATGACTTTGATGAAGATGATTTGATTAACTACTTTGAAGAAAAAGGGTATACTGTTATAGAAGGAAAGAACCAATCGAAGTTTGAAAACTTTGAAGATATTGATAAACGTATTTGGGCTCTTTATCTAGTATATACATCCGCATCTAGTGATATGGAAATGCATAAGGCTTTAGGAACATTCTTTGGTGAATATTACAACAAGGTTAGTGTATGACACCCTTCGAAGCATATAAGCAATATCTTGCTGTTAAACAGCACTTCACTCTTCCTTCTTACGATTACTTCAAATATAATGGTAAAGTAAGAGCAAACGAATCATCTTTTGAAAGTCGTAAGGACAAGTATATGTTCTATAAACTTTCAAAGAGAGAAGAAGATTTGCATGAGTTTCTTGTAGCAAATCTTTCTGAACATCCAAACATGTGGGTAAATGATTTACTTTCAGATGAAGCTGATCTAACCTATAAAAAATTCTTACTACGAAAAGAATCATTGACATACCTCTTCAAGAATGATATAGATAAGCTTCTTGATGACTTTGATAAAAACTTCAAGGTAATAGATGGGGATTATCCTCATTTACTAAAGCTTCTTGTTCGACAGATGATAACCAAAGAAACATTTATTATTATTAATGGTTGTGTGGGTTTCTTTGATTCATGGAATAAGAAGATTCTAGACCCAGTTCTTTGGCCTACTATAGCTATGAACTGTAATAAACTACGTCCTTTTCTAAATATAGAAAATGATAAATACTGTGGAATCTTGAGAGATAAGTTCTCCTGATTTTTACATACATCGCAAACAATCGTAAACAACGTACATACGGAGATAACTATGACTAATTTTGAAGCCCTTAAGAGCAACCGCAAGTCTCAGTTTGAAAAGCTCAATAGTGAGATTGCCAAGATTAATTCCCCCGCAAGCAATAATGAAGATAATCGTTTCTGGAAGCCTGATATTGATAAGGCAGGAAATGGTTATGCTGTCATTCGTTTCCTTCCCGCACCTTCTGGTGAGGATGTTCCTTTCGTTCGTATTTGGGATCATGGATTCCAAGGTCCCGGTGGTTGGTACATTGAGAAGTCTTTGACTACTTTTCCTAATACTGCCGACCCTGTTGGTGAATTCAATTCCAAGCTTTGGAATTCAACAACGGATGAGAATTCTCCTGAAAGGGCTCAAGCCCGTAAGCAGAAGCGTCGTTTGAGCTATCATTCAAACATCTATGTCGTTTCTGATCCTAATCGTCCTCAGAATGAAGGAAAGGTCTTCCTCTACAAGTATGGTAAGAAGATTTTTGAGAAGCTTAATGAAGCTATGCATCCTGCATTTGATGAACAGGGTCGTAGTCCAGATCATCCTCAGTATGATCCTATCAATGCATTTAATCCCTTTGATCTTTGGGAAGGTGCGAACTTGAAGCTTAAGATTCGTAAGGTTGAAGGATATCCAAACTATGATAAGTCAGAGTTTGATCGTACTGGTCCTCTTGTCAGGGATGATGAAGAGCTTGAGAAGATTTGGAAGTCTGAGTATTCACTTACTGAACTTCTTGATCCTAAGAACTTCAAGTCTTATGATGAGTTGAAGAAGCGCATGGAAAAGGCTCTTGGTCTTACTGTTGAAACCAAGAAAATTGTAGTGTCTGACGATACAGATTATGCTCCATCACCTAAGATGGCTGCTATGAAGGAAACCGCCAAGACTTCTGCACCTTGGGATTCCACAGATGAAGAAGATGAAGACTTGAGTTTCTTTAAGAAGCTCGCTAAGGATTAAGCTACTCCTGCCCCATAAGCATTTCCATATAACGCTCTGTCTATATGGGAAGACTGTGGGGCAGTTGATACTGAACCAGAACTTCTTGGTAGTGGATTTTGATCTGATCCACTACCATTTGAATTTACACTGGTGTTATTATTAACAATAACAACTGGTGATCCTGATTGTTCTGTAGCCATACGTGATGACTGTTGATTGAACGCCATACTTCTTCCAGAAAGAGTTGGCGTTACATTATTTTGTGGAGTTATTGTTGGTGTTGTGTTTTGTTGTGCAGTAGGCGCACTATTCCCAAATACTGAACTCCATAAATTCTTAAGACTATCTGGTATAAAGCTTCCAACCAAATCCATTGCTTTCCCCGGCAATGCCTTGAAGAATCCCCACACACTATTAATAAGAGAACTAATAGAGTTGCTGATCTTACCAACAAGATCAAATCCAAGAACATCAGTTATAGTTTTCAAAAGATCATCAAATACTGATACTGCTTTTTCTTTGATATATCTAAATGGTGTAAGCACAATATCAATTATTGAAAATTCTTCCCACCACTTTGAAAACGCATCTACTGCCTCAGTAAATTTAGTTACGACCCAATTCTTTACGTTTTTGAAAAAATCTAGTATGGCATCTAATGGATGAAAATCTGCCCACCAATCTGAGAATGCTTTAGATGCATCTGTGAATTTTGCTACAACCCAACTTTTGATTGAGCCAAAAAATTCACCCATTACTTTTCCTGCATTAGATAAAAAATCACCAATATATACTAAAGCTTTATCCACAAAATCTATAACAAGTTGTGGTAGGTCAAAGTTATCTAGGAAATCATCTATTGCTTTGGCAGCATTTTTAAATCCAAAGAAATCTAATACAATAGCAGTAAGCCTTCCAAGTGCAGTTATGATAAGCCCAGGCAAAGCCGTCATTGTTCTTATAATAGCATCAAGGAATTTGCCTTCTGCTAAATCAGTAAATACCTTAGTAAAGTTATCAAAGAACTTAGACCAATCTGCTGCTTTAAGAGAAGCAATTGCAGCAATCGCTAAAACAATAGCAGCCACAATTGGATTAGCAATTAAAAATTGACCAATAGTAATGAAGAATCTGCCAATCCAAGTTAAGAAACTACCAATCATTGGTAGAAGTTTTGTGACTAGATTTATTGCGGCAGTTGAAATGCCACCAATAGCACCAACAATAGCTGAGAATAAACCTAAAAGGGCTCCTGCAAATCCAATAATAGGTCCAAGCAATCCAAGAATTGTGGTAAATGTTTTTACTAGTCCACCAATAACAGAACCAATAGCACCTACAATACCACCAAGAACAGTAGAAAATAAACCTTTGCCAGCTTTGTCATCTTTATTACCACCTTTATCATTAGCAGAAGATGGTTTTTTAGATTCTCTCATATTTTCAAGATCAATAAGCATTTTTTGTTTGGTAAGATCATTAGCTTCTAATAAAGCACTTTTTTGTTCTTTAGCATATTTAATAAGTTCATTGGAGTTACCAAGAATCTTTTCATTAATAGCAATCAATCCTTCAAGAAGTTTTTCAAGGGTAGCTGTAGAAATATTAGAACTCTTTGATGGAAGTTTATTTGCAGCTGCAACACGGGAAGCGGCAGCTGCACTTCTTTTATCACTGCCACCAGCGAATGCTGGTCCAAGAGCAGAAAGACCAACAGAATCTAATGAAGCATTTAAAAGATTTGTTGGTTTAAGAGCATCTAAACCAAATGTTTGGGAGACTGTTCTTGATGCACTCTTTGCTAAAGAACCAGTAGTTCTACTGATTCCTTTAGTAAACCCACCAACAACACCACCAGCAACTTTTGCAGTTCCACGCCCAACGGACATTACTTTGCTGCCAATCGCATTACCAACAGTTTTAGTTCCTGAAACAACAGCGCCAGCAACCTTCTTTGTTAAATTACCTAATTTAGCCATTTGATCTTCTTTTGCTTTCTTCTTCTTGTTGTTTCAAGTGCTGGATCAATAATTCAACAAATAGGTCACGCTCATACGGATACATTTCATACACTTCTGTCAATGAGTATTTATGATGCTGTATCAAAGAAAATAAAGTATTATAGTAGACGGCAATATCATTATACCCCGTCATCAAGTAAAAAAACTATTAATTCCCTTTAGTACAACTTCCTTTGTCTCACCCTTCTTGTTTTTAAGCTTTACTGTATGTTCAACTGATGGCATAGTTTCAAAGAACTTTTGAATTGCTCCCATACTTTCCATAGGAAGAGTATTGATGAATTCATCTAATTCTTTCTCATTGTAGTCAGAGTAAACTGTTTCTTCGTCATAAATTTGATCAATACACTTGATAAGCATAGTGAATACTGCTTCATCCTTACCGTTGTCCTCAACAGTCTTGACTTCTTCAAGAGTAGGATAACGCATCACAACACCAATGTTTTCAAACAATGTAAATTTATTGGTATGTTCATCATTTCTCTTAACTTCAATATCATCAAGATTGATCTTGAATTTAATATTTTCATCTGTCTCTGGATCATTATAATCAAGATCAACAACTTCACCAACAGACTTTGATCTTAGTTTGATGAAGATATATTCAATATCAAAGATGGCAAGCTTCTCTACATCAATTGGTTCAATAATACAGTTCTGAATAACTTGCTTTACAGTATTGATAATGTCTTCTGTCTTTTCAGAATTCTTAGCCATAAGAAGAAGCTTCTCTTCTTGAACTGTGAATGGTCTGAAATTTACCTTCTTATTGTTTGATGGTATAGTAATGTTATAAGTAGGATGTTTAATTTTTGGTAGTGCCATTTCATTTCACCTTTATGTTAAATTATGCTAATATAGTTCTAGATGGTATATTGCCAGCTTCTAAAGTAGTTCTTATAGAAGATTGATTAGAATCAATTCTAGTTTGATTTGATTGTAAAGATTCTGTTCTTGCTCTTGACGCAGCATCTATCTTCCCGTCATCAAGAGAAGATGAAGTCCAGTATGTGTATGTGAATGTAACTGATATCTTTGTTAGGGTGTCAGTATTATTCCAATCAAGTTGAATATCACCCATAGCAATTGGATATGCTTCTTCCAATTTAACACTGAATACTTCCTGTTGATCTTCATCTTCATCAAAATACTGTATAATTTCTATTGTACCATAATAATCTTTAGGGTAGGCAAAAGTATTAGGTCCTAGACCCCTACTTGTTGTTGATCCTGCAGTAGATTTATCATTGAAATTAAATACTGACTGTAGCCATTTATGCATAAAATCAACAACCACGCCATCATTATCACAGAAAAAATTTAATGTTACATCATTATAAATTGTGGCGTATGGTCTTTTTTCTATGTTACCATAACCAGAAGAACGGATATCATCTGACTGATAAGCAATTCCAGGAACAGAGACAGCATCACAAAGGAAAGATAAATCACGCTCTTGTCCTAAAGCAGCAATTCCAGATGGGTACTTGCGAAAGTATGCCATAAACTTGGAAGATTTGGATAACCCGTTTCTCCCATTGATATGACTCATCATTTCATTTACGCTAAATGCCATTGATTTTGTTCCTTGAATCTCTATAGACGATTTCTTTATTTATTCTGCTTCCGTTCTTTTCAAACTGTTCAAATGGAATAAACAAAGCGTAGTCCCATTCATTGGCTGGAATTAAAAGGAACTTAGTCTGTAGTTGTGAATACAGATATCTCTTGACACAAGGTCTAAAAAACTTATATCTAGAAGCACCGTTTAAAATATCATAACTAATTTTAAGACGAGTTGTCTCATCATATCTTTGATTATTTAATTTATCATACAAAGCATCCATAAGTTTTGCTCTCAAGATAGGCGGAAGATAATGTAGGTTTAACCCCATAAATCCACCTTCTACTGCTTGGAAAGGAAAGACAAGAGGATATCTATCATAGAAAGGCAATTCTTTCTTGTATTTCGGATTGTACATATAAAGATACATGAACCCCGGTCTCATAGAAGTTCTGAGATAATCTCTATTGTCCATCATAATATTTCGAACTTTAGAATTAGCATTCCTGAATTCGCCAAGCTTTCCCACCATCCACTTCCTAACTTGGTCAGCGGTTCTCTTTTCGGATGGTCTATTTGGGTCTATCTTATCTGAAAAAAATGGCATTTACTTTATCCCAAGCTCTTTTTCTGTCATTATCTTGAATATCCATTTCCTGTCGTCACAGAATTCCTGTGCAGCTTTCCATTTTGCTGAGTTGACAGCATATGTTTTAACCTCTGTGAGATATCTCTTTGTCATTTGTTTCTGTACTACAGGGGCTACTACTTGATACATGGGTTTGATTTCCACTAACATAGTATTTATGTTATTATCTTTATCCTTTGTTTTCACCCAAAAGTCAGGAAAGTATCTGTGAATTTTGTTGTCCATAGGACTAACATATGGAATGATAATTTCTTCTGATGACCATGATATAACATTTGGATGAGAATCTAAATATCTCATGAACTTCAATTCCCAGAGACTCCTATACACGATGTTTGTAGGGTTCCCTTTATATTTCTCTGGTTTATCGGGTCTGAATTTTCCTTTGTAAGCCATTCACTCTCGCTATATAAATAAACAGTATTATATTTATAGAGGAACAAAATGTCATTAGGAACTCCAGCATTCATAGGATACCCAGCGGAAATCCCTGAATTTCATTGCAAATTATTGTTCAGGAAATATTCTAGACCTAAACCAGGTGATACTATGAATATTAATACTGAATTTGTAATTCGTCTTCCTATTCCTTCTAGTCTACAAGATCAATTTGGAATGAATGTTGATGACCCAAAGTTAGATGTTTTGGGAAATAGTATTACTGCCCTTGTAGCAGCTGGTAATAGTAGAATAGATCAATTTGCAAATGATGCACAAGGACTTGGGGCTTATAGAGGTATGGGAATTAGTAATTTTCTTGAAGCAGCGGGGAAATTTATAACTCAACCAGCTGTTAAAGATTTGACTGTTGATGGTCTTGCTCTTTTACCTGGTGCATCAGATTCTAAGCTAGGTAAGTGGGCTCAAAGAGAAATTGGTAGAGTTAGAAATCCTCACCATACTATGATCTTTGATGGCGTTCAATTGAAAAGCTATGCATTCACATGGAAGTTTTCTCCTAGATCACAACAGGAAGCTATTACTCTTGAAGAGATAATAAGAAACATAAAATTTTATATGCATCCTCAATTATCACCTAGTGGGTTTTCCATGGAATATCCTCACCTAGCAGAATTGCAATTTGAAGTTGGTAAAAATGAACTTGTTCCAAATGTTAAAACTTCTTTCTTAAAAAACCTTACCATAAACGGTTCTGCGGGTGGTGTTCCATCATTTTACAAAGATGGGCGTTCAACGATTGTTGAAATGGGATTAGCTTTTCAAGAAATAAATGTTCAGACAAGAGACGATTTCTTACCAAAAAATCAACAAGCTATAGCAAGGCAATAAGATGTCATCTTTTAATTACTTTCCAAAAATTAAATATAATAATATGACAACAATTAACTTATTGTCAAAGGTATCATTGATCCGTGAATACAATAAAACATATGAAAAGTTTTATACATATGTTGTCAGAGACGGTGAACGTCCAGATATAATTGCTTATAGAGAATATAGTGATTCATCTCTTGATTGGGTTATATATCTTGTCAATGAAATGATAGACCCATATTCAAGTTGGGTAATGGATTATCCTAATTTTATAACTTATCTTGAAGAAAAGTATGGTGTAAGGGCTGAGAAATTAAACACAATATCTAGCGAATTTTCAATATCACATTACTATTATAAAGGTAAAGCTATTGATACGCAAGAGACAATTTCAAGTTATAACTATCCAATGAGCAAAGAAACTTATGCTAAACTTGATGGCGTACAAAAAGAAGGTTGGTATCCAAAAAGCATATTTGATTATGAAAATGAATTGAATGAATCAAAGAGAACCATAAAGATGCTGCGTCCTAATTATATTAATGAATTTAAAACTCAATTTAAAGATTTGATTAATGGATAATTTAATCCCTGATAACAATCAAAATCCACTTGAAGTTGTAATTGGTGATGTTACAATTATAAAGTTTGATGGAAAAGATCAATTAAGTATACTACCTCAGTTTCTTGAACTGACTCTTTATCAGTCTATATTTGAACCTGTCATGAAAGCAGAGATGCTTATCAATGATAATATTGGACTATTCGTCAACTATCCATTTACTGGTGAAGAAATAATAACTGTAACATACAATCAAAATAATGATGTTGGTGTTGCTGTAACGGACATTAAAACATTACAATTTATTATCAGAGGTGTTCGTAATGTTGCTATGTCTGATAGAGCCAGATCATTAATGTTTATTGTTGATCTTACGAGTGTTGAATTTCTTCAAAACACAAGAAAAAATGTATCACATGCATTTGATGATCTTGTTGAAGACATGGCAGAAAAAGTGTATGATGAATATATTAAAAATGATACTCAATTACAATTTGGAAAACCACCATTCAATTTAAAGCCAAAACCTTTTAATAAAGAAAAATCTTTAAAAGTCAGGAATTTGATTGTTCCAAATCTTAGACCGTTTCAAGCTATTCAGTGGTTAGCAAAACATGCTGTTTCCAATGATCCTCAAAATCATTTTCTATATCTTTTTTATGAAGACAACGAAGCTTTTAATTTTGTTACAATTCAAAGTCTTATTGAAAAAGCTAATGCAGATAATATCACAACAGTCAAACAACAACAGACAAAATATAAGTATGTATCTGATGTTGAACAAGGAATTAAAATTTCTACTGGCAATCCAAATGATGTACTTTATCAAATAACAAATATAACTAATAACAAAAGATTTTCATCCATAGAGAAAGTTGCTGGTGGTTATTTTCAAAATGAGTTATTTGAAATTAGTTTACTTCAAAAAAGTTTTACTAGCACTGTAAAAGAATTAGATTTAACCGCAAGAGGATCAAATCATCTTGCTCCTAATCCTTTGAACACAGATTCATATATAAATTATGTAAAGAATCAAAAAGTTGGTACAGAGTACTCAAATAGAATACGTTATAATGTTAATAATTATCAAGATTTGAGTGAAGAAAATAAAACTCAACCAGCTAATCGTTTAAAATTTGGTGATGCTACGAGATACACGTATGCTTTAAATCAACTTGATTATACAATAACTGTTCCAGCAAATATGAAATTAAAAGCTGGTCAAGTAATTTGGTGTGATCTTCCAGAAATGCATGGATTTAATATTGTTAGTACAGACAAATATGTGTCTGGATTTTTTATCATAACAGAAGTAAAACAAGTTCTTGATGCTGGAAATAGAGCGGCTACATCTTTGAGACTTAATAAAGATGGCTATCAGGAAAAACTTGGCGGAAACTTATATGGAACTTCAAAATAATGATGACAGATGATTTTTATGGTGATAGATTTAGATGGTTTGTTGGTGTCGTCAAAGATATTGGCGATGATAGATCACGAGTAAGAGTCAGAATATTTGGTATTCATCATACGGAAGATGTGACTAAAGTATCTGATGGTGATCTTCCATGGGCTCTTGTTCTTTATCCAACTACTGGTGGTCAAGCATCTAGTGGTAATGCTAGTCATAACTTAACTTCAGGTTCTTGGGTTGTCGGGTTCTTTATGGATGGTATTGATTCACAACAACCAATCGTTATAGGATCAATCAATGGTGGTACAGAATCAACTAACAGTTCACCATCTGAAAATACTGGAACAAATCCTTCTAACAATAATGGAACTGGCGGACAAACTAATAACAATGGATCAGGAACTGCGTTGTTAGCGGCTGGAACAAATGATTATGGAAATTATGATCAAGCTTATTCTGGTGTAATTGCATCTGCAAAAGCATTACAATCTAAAGGATATACACCAGTAATAGTTCTTCCTTCACAGAATGTTAATGGTTCTGCAAATGCTTATAATGCAGCCAGTAAAGCTGCGGCTGATCTTGGTTTACAAACTGTCAATCCTGCAAATTATGGTGGATTTGATTCTGATGGTTATCATATATCATCATCAGCTGCAAATGCAATTCGTCAACAGTACTCTGGCGCATCTGCATTTGGTGATAGTAATGCAGTAAGACTTGGAGCAACAGAAGGTGTATCAGGATTTACTGGTGCAAGTGGTTCAAAAATTGCTAACAACATAAATTCATCAGTACAACAAGCTCCTTCAGGATCATCAACTTCTTCATCTCAATTAACTGGCGGAAACAATGTACAGAAAGTATATAATTTCTTTTGGCAAAAGTTAACACAAGAAGGTGCTTATTCTGGTGATTTAAAATGTATTGTATCTGGTATAGTTGGTAATTTACAAGGTGAATCTGGAGTAAATATAGACCCTCAATCATATAATGCTAAAGATAAAGATAGTAGAGGTAATGCTGAAATATCAGCTGGTATTGCTCAATGGAGAGCGGGGAAATATGATAGATTGACACCATTCTTAAAATTTTGTGGTATAAACACATTAGTAGGAAAGGGTAATCTTCCCCCATTAGAAAAACAATTAGATTTTATGTGGTATGAATTACATAACTCTGAGAGACCCGCATTTAATAAATTAATTGTTTCTACTACAATTCAAGATGCTGTTGCAGGAATGATTGCTTATGAAAGAGATCAATCTTGGCAAAAAATAAATGGTGTGCAGATGGTAAATAGAAATGATGCTAGTTATGTAAGAAAATTAAAATTTGCAAGAAATATTTTAAGTTCAATGTCTTATACGGGAGGTCCATCTTCAAAATGAATTTAATTTCTCCTGGCGCTCTATCATATCATAAAAATCTTGTTTTTGTTTTCTCAGGAACATTGAGAAATGAAACAGTAGATATAAGTCAATATTCCAGTGATTATGTTATTGCTGTAAATGGTGATATTTATTCTTCTGGTTCTGGTGGTGATGATACTGCTACCGTTGTTATTATGGGTGGATCAGATAGATTTATCAATGAGAAAACTGAGAGACTTGCATCAACATTCTATATGAGTGAGCCTCAAAAACTAACACTATATAAAGCTATAAAGGAACTTTCAAAAAGAACAGATAGTGCCAACATAACAAGTGATAATGAAAAATTAGAAATATCTTTAACTGCTCTTTATAGAAATTTTTGTGGGTAACAAATGTCAATAGATAAATTTACAAATGATCCAGCATACGCTAAACGAATAACAAATAGAGAAGGTGCTGGATTAGCTCAAAGTACTTCTCCTCAAAACATTGATGGTGGTGGAAATCCAATTCCTTACTATGAAGTATCAGTCAAAGAAAAACCTGGTCATGCTTCTGATACTACAATAACACATACTGGACCTGGTGCTGGTACTTCAACTGGTGTAGGTAAATCAACTGATATGCAAGGGTTTGTTTCCACTACAGGAAACAAAGTTATGATTGATAATAGTTTTGGTTCTGATAACATTGTTCTTCAACATCATTCTGGTGCAACTATAATGATTGATTCGGATGGGTCTATTCATATGATTTCATCTGGAAAGAAGGGTGTTGGTATGGTATCACCAAAGGGTGATGGAACAGTATTTGCTAAGAATCATCTTATTTTAAAAGCAGATGGCAAGATTACAATAGAAACGGATGGCGATCTAGATATGAATATTGGCGGTGCATTCTCTCTTCACGTTAAAGGAGATATGCACACATATGTGGAAGGATCAATCGAAGAATTTACAGATGGTGCTAAGGTATCTGAAGTTGTTAAAGATTTGAGTCATACAGTTGGTGGTGATAACAGACATACTGTTGCGGGCAACATGCGTACACAAGTTGCTGGTAGTAATTCTATTGATGTTAAAAAAGATATGTCTATGCGTTCTGATGCTAATACTGTTATATTGACTCAGAAAAATATGACTCTTCAATCTAAGGTTAATTTTGCACAGGATGTGAAAGGAACATATACGGTAAAGACAGAAGGCAATTTTGTTCAGAGTACAAAAGGCAATTTCTCTGTTGTATCTGGTGGTAATACTGCAATTCAAACAAAAGGCAATCTTGGTATTGTTGCAGGAAAAGATACTGGTATTCAAACAGGAGAAAAATATCTTACTAGGGCTGGTAGTGATATGGCGATTGAAACCAAAGGAAAACTTGATGTTGCAGCTACAGGTGCTGTCAAAATTTCTAGTAAATCTACAATGAAAATTCATTCTACTGGTCCTGCAGATTTTAGAAGTTCTATAACAGATATTGATGCTGGCGCTCCAACACCATTAACACCGGGAACTATAAGTACGCCAGGTAATGCAGCTGATGTTCCTGAAGCAGCAAAAGCACAATATATACCAGCAGAAAATATTGTAGATAATATGACTACTGTTCGTGAAGCACCAGACTTTCCAAAGAATGCTAAGAGAATGTCTAAAGGTGAATTCTCTGTTTATAAGAATGAAGGTAATACACCAAATCAAAAAGCAGAAGCAGCTGCCGCACCAAATCAAGGTGCTGGCGCTCCACCAGAAATTAGTTCTGGTGAAACTATTCAACCAATAAGACCAAGTTCATATGATAAATCTCCCGGCTCATTGACTAGTGGTAGGGCAGAACAAAATCCATTACCAGTTCCCGCTTCAATTTATAATACTAATGAAAAGATATCTAAGCATGTTACTATTGGACAAGTTCTTGGGCTGAGATCAGTTGCAGCTGGTCAACAAAAAGCAGTGATCGTAGAAGCTATGAATGTTGCTTGGAACATTATTGATCCTATTATTGAAAAGTATGGTGCAAGAGTACAGATAACTTCTTGGTTCAGGTCAAACTCTAGTAATCATTCTAAAGGTGGTGCAGTTGATCTGCGTTGTTCAAACAAAAATGATGTAGAAACAACTGCAGAAATTGCAGCATATGTAAGAGATAATCTTCCATTTAGTAAAATTTTATTAGAAAAGAATGATAGCCCAGGTATTCACGTACACGTAGAGTCTGCACAGGCTGGTAGTCCCGGTGGCGGAACAGTAATAACATGTAAAGACCCCGGTTGTAAATCTAGTGTAGCAGGGTTACAATTACACGTTGCAGTAGCAGCATTAGGGAGTAAGAGAAGTGTCTGATATTTTTGACAG